ATGGGTCAATGTATACTCTATACTTACCTTGAAGTACACCAGCAAATGTATTACCAGTATCATCAACGTTAAGGTTAGCATTAAGAGCAGGAGTGTAATCAAGTACACCAGCCATGGTTAGTGCAGAAGCAACGTCTGCAGAACACATGATGATGTTACCCTTTCCACGACGAGTTCTTTGTGCGATTGCGTTAGCATCTCTCTCAATCTGGAATAGAAGTCCTTTGAACTTCTCAACAGACCATCTTCCGTTTGAGTCGATGTCGAGGTCAAATACACCAGCAGTTGCAGTGTTTGAAACAGCACCCTGTTCAGCAGTTTTGTAGATAGTTCTAATAACTTCTCTGTTGATTTCCGCAAGGATCTCAGTAGAAAGGATATTAGCAAGTTCTGCTTCTGCATTTAAGCCGTGGATAGCTTTCAAGTCCTGAGCAAGCTCTAGTGAGTACTCAGCCTTGAGGGCTCTTGAACGGGCAGTAACTGTGACCTTCTCGATTGAGAATGCCATCTGGTTGAACTGCTGCTCATCTGTACCACCGAGTTTCTCAGCAGCATCAGTCTCCATACCCTGACCAACGTTGTAGTCAGTAGCAGTAGCAGATGCAGTTGGGTTAAGAACAGAAGGGTTAGTTCCGATCTGGTTTGTTGTACCAAAACCAACGGCAGTATTACCAAGTCCAGAAGTATTGTTGAAGCTTGCACCCATACCTGAGAAGGCAGAATCTGCTTCGTTGTAGAATGCTTCTGTACGACCTGTATCGTTTCCAGTACCAACGTACTGTGAACGCATCGCAAAGATTAGTCCAGTAGGACCAGACATTGGTTGAACACCTGCTAGGTCATATGCGACCAAGTTAGGCATTGAACGTCTAATCAAAGAGATTAGAACTGGGTCGAAACCAGCAACGTTACCAGTTGCAGTAGCAGTACCACTGAAACCTGGTGGGTTACTACCAGCAGACATGGTTGGACCAGACTCAGCTAGTAGTGATCCGCTTTCTTGGAAAGAAGCAGACTCTCTTAAAAATTTTTCTTGGTTCTCTAGTAGAACAGCGGTAACCGAACGCTTATGTGCGTCTTCGATTTTATCAAGACCCTCATATTCTAGGAGGGGCTTCCACTTTTCGACTAGGTGTTCTGATTGGAACATCTTAGTTTACTTGTAAATGTTTAGTTTGATTAATTTTAAAATCAGTTTTTGAAAGCTGAAAGTGTCTTCAGGTATCCAGCCATAGAACCACTAATGGATTCTGGTGAGCTATCTACTCCTTCTGAAAGAGTTTCAGTTTTCGATGTTGAAGAAGCACCTTTATGGGGGAAATAGGATTCCTTTAGTGTTTCCAACTTTTCACGATATTCTGTTTCACTGTCAAACTCTACACTTTCGGCAAGTGAAGCGAGCTTCTCTTTCTGGGTGGCAGCAAGGCCATCAGAAACAGATTCTAAGATACTATCAGCAGTAGCCTCTGCGAGACCCTTGTTGAGTGAGATATTCTTTTCTATTTGCTCATTGAGCTTGGTTTCCATGTCATCAAGTTTTTCTACCATACTCTTAAGGACATCATATTTTTCTTCAGGGATTTGTACATAATGTTCTTCAAAAAGACCCTTCATTCCTTCAAGGAATGATTCGGTCATGTCTGCCTTAAGTCCGTTTTCAACGGCAAGTTGGTTCTCAACGAACCACTCGTCGGCAACATACTCAAGGTAAGAATCTACACGTTCTTGTAGTTCTACCTTAATTTCTTCTACTTCCTCAGAAAGCTTCTCTTCGTGCTCTCTGACGATTTCTTCTCTTATTGCTGTAACTTTAGAATTTATTGCAGCTTCAAAGATTGTTTTTGCTTTTGCTCTAAACTCTTCTGATAGTTCTTCACCACCAAGAAGTGCATTAACGTCATCTTCAACGTCTACTTCAACTGTCTCTTCTACAGTCTCCTCTTCAGCAACTACCTCATCTGTTGTGAGTTCGTCTTCTACAACTACTTCCTGTTCGTCAGTAATTTCTACTTCTGATTCTTCTGCTTTCATTTTTCCTTTACGGTTTGTTATGGCATCAGATACTTGCTTTAATGATCCACCAGGTTCCTTTAACTTAGCACTATCATTAGTAGGGCTATAGTTTTCAGGTGTTGGACCTCCAAGATCTTCGTAAGGTGCTCCCTTAGTCATAGGTTCTGCTGGTTTTGCATTAGCATTCACAGCAGTCTTGGATTGCTTCACTTCTTCTTCCATCTTTTGTAAGTTTGTGCCACGAGACATTTGTACGACTCCGATTTATACGTTATTAAATCTATATTTATTTAGAATATTTATAAGTTTGATAAGAAATCATTAAATAACGAGAGTTTTTGCTCGTCTAATTTTTTCTGATCAACTAGTGTATTGATTGTTTTATATGTCTTAGTAGCATACTTTTCACGTAGTATACTGCCATCCCAGACCCAATCTTTTCCTTCCATAATTCCCTCAACAAATGCATCGGGAGCAGAAGGATCAGCAACGATGTCAGCAGCAGTTGCCAACATGAAGTCGTCACCGACAACATTAATTCCTTCACGGGTTGGTTTCAAAGAACCAATTCCTCTTGAAGAAACACCTAATTTAACACCTTCATCAATAAGTGAAGATGCAATTTTACCCATCGGTGTGCCAAGAATCTTAGCTTTACCAACGAAGTTAGAACCACTTTCTTTAAGTGATACTATTTTATGAGAGACCCTATCGAGATTAACGGTTGGACCTTCTGGATGACCAAGTTCACCAAGAGCTCTTCCTGATTGAACATGATTTTCGTTGTAACGTCCTACTTCTCTACGAAGAGTTTCCATAGGATACATACGACCATTACGGTTCTTTATGTTTCCTTGTAAGAAAACACCCTCAATATACATGGACTTCTTGCCGTTCTTTTGTTCGACAAGAAATTCTACTGATTCAATTTCTTCCGTAATGAGTTTCATCAGGCTTCCCCTGTAACTTGAACTTGTTGATAATATAATGCACCAGTTACATCAGCAGCGTTGCCTTTAGCTAGAGCACTAACTTTAAATGAATTTCTCAAAGTTGCATAACCACTAACAGCAGTTACAATACCAGAAGTATCAGCATCAAGTGTTATTCTAGTAGCAAAAGCACCACCAACACCAGCAGTATTATCTACTGCAGTTACTGATGAATCTTTAATAATATCATCATAATAACTTTGGTCTGTTACTGTTATACTAACACTAGACCCAACACCAAATGGTGTACCAGTTCCTTCAGGAAACTGAACTATTGTTGTAGATCCTGTGGTAATACCTGTGACTCTTTGAGAAGAAGGTCTGTCAATATTAAGTGTTGCAGTTTCACCTTTAACCAAATAAAAATCTGCAGTAGTTGCAGTTGGCATAGTGCCTGTTTTAATGTGAGCACCATCCATTCCAGTTGCGCCCACAAGAGTGACCCTTAAGGATTTAGCTTGTTGAGCAATTCCAGCTGCAATTACTTTAGCCGTATCTGTAGATACTGTAAGTGAGGAACCACTTCCTACGGGATTGAGAGCCATTTATACAAACCTTATAGTATTAAAATTCATTTACTAGTTATTTATAGAATTACTCTTCTTCTTGATCATCAACTTCAGTTTCTACTTCTGCTTCTGCTTCTGGTTGTCCTGCAATAACTGCAGCAGCCGCATCAACTTCTGCTTCAACCTCATCTGCTGATTCTTGATCACCAAATAATGAATTAGCTACATTAGGCTTATATCCATCAACTCTTTCAGATGACTTTGCATATAAAATATCTTTTATTTTATCGCTAACCTGTGAAGCCGAATCATCCGCCGCAATCATATCCATAAGTTCATCCATATTAATAGTGTCAAATGAGTAACTACATTCTATTTAGACACTATTTATTCTTCTGAAAACTAGATTCCATCATCATAGTCATCATAACTTTTTTCATCCACAACAAATGATCAGTAGGTTCCTGCATATGTTGTGGTCTTTCTGCTGATTTTGGTCTATTTTTATGATAAAAATCTACAGCATTATATAACAATCTAACATCATCTTCAACCAAATTTATATTAAAACTTGGTTGTTTACTTCTATCTTTAAAGATAGGCACTAAATCTCTCCACCTTTTGGTTTAACTATATTTGCATCCATAGTTGTTGCTTTAGCATCTACATCCATAGATCTAAGTGCAGCATCTGGTTCACCACCAGCAGCAGAATCTCCTAAATCATCCATTGGCATAGGTCTCAATCCACCTGTACCTTCAGGATCTAACATCATTTCTGCAGGATCAGGAATAGTTCCATCCTCAATTTCCTTCTCTATCTTCTCATCTTCTTCTCTAATTTCTTCATCAGTTTGACGAAGTACATTACGTCTAACCCAATCATTAGAATAATATTTACCAATATAAGGTTCCACAGTAGCAAGAGATGCTAACCTTTCATTCATCAATTCAGTTTCTTTTAATTCAGTAAAGTGATTATCATATAAGAAATCGTACTGAATATGCTCACTCATTATCTCCCAGTCTTCAGGAGTAATTACATTTGTTAGGAGTAATTGGGTTCTCAGCATGTCATTAAACATCCTAGAGAATCTCTTTCTTAAACGTCCAACAAACTTACTAAATTTAACTTCATCCCTCAATATCTCTGAGGATCTTCCCAAGTTAAATCCTCCTTCTCCATCCATTCTTGATGTGGGTACATTGAGCGACCTATATAATTTCTTTTTGAAGTACTCAATATCCGTGATCTCTCCAAGGTTTTGACCTCCAGGAAGAGTAGAAATTTCAGTTCCACGACCTCCTTCCCTTCTAGGCAACCAGAAATCTTCAAGCATTGACATGTACTTCTTGTCATCTCGGATCTCTCCTGTGTCGGCGTTGTAGACAAGTTTGTTCCGATATCTCATCATTACGTCACGGAGATATTGCTCTGCCTTGACTTTAGGTAAATTACCTACATCTATGTAGAAAATTCTTCTTTCTGGTGCTCTTGATAATCTGTATATTACTAAACTATCCTCAATCATACGCAATTGATTGAGTGATTTAATTGCTTTATGTAAATATGAAAGAGTTGATCCCTTATTTCTATCAACTAATCCAGACGTGCAGTATGTAATGGAGTCTGCTGCCATTTTAATTGCACCTTTTCCACCACCAGAAGCCGTACTGTTAGTAGGATAGGTTTGTTTTGGAGTATATACGTAATATTCTTCTAATTCTGGAAAGGTATATTCTTCTGGATTCCCTGTATTTAATCCTGTAATTGCTCCTCTAGCAAATTGATCACCATTTTTTTTCTTTTCTTGTCTTACATATCTAATTTTCATAGCGTCAATATAACGCAACTCTTGTATACCTGCTTCTGGATTTTTTAAATCTATAATTTTATGGTAAAAAAGTCTACCATCTACATACCAATTTCTATAGATTTCATGTGCTTTCTTATCAAAATCCAATAAGTCTAATATAAATTTAAAATTTTCTCTAACCTTTTTCTTTATACCATCACTAGCATTTAAATGATCTAGATTTATTTGTACTGGTTGATCATTACTATCAGAAACTAATGCTTCATTTACAATATCTTCAATCGCACTATCCGCTTCAGGATGAAGCGCCATTTCTCTATATCTTTTTATTAGATCAAATTCTGTTCTATATACACCTTCTATATCTACATACTGCCCAAAAAAACCACTACTCAAATAATGGTCATTCCCGTCCTCCTGATTAGGGGGAACGGGAGAGACCGCATTTGGAGATAGTGGTTCAGCATCCTCTATCGAGAACCCAAATAACTTAGCCATAATTTATTTTAACTTTTTACTATTTATTAACCGTTAGGAGACCCTGCTCCAGCCAAATTGAGAGACTGAACTTGGAATTCCACGGTGTACTCTTCTATAGTATCCCCTGTATCGTAAGATAAGTCAATAGCTGACACACTTGTTGGGAAAATATCGATAAATTCGTACTCTTTCAGTACTACATTTTCGTTTCCAGAACTATCTTGACTTCCTTTAGTAGATCCTCTACCAAGTTGGAATACTTTCGCATTCGTCATGTAAGCAGATGGATCAGTTGCTCCAAGGTTAGTTGTTAAGTCTGCAATTTGCTGTGTCCAGTTCTCAAAAGCATTTCTTAGTACGAAATCTTCATCGTTAATTACTGTTACAGTCCAAGTATCAATTGTTCTGTCTCCAGCAACTTTAAAGATTCGACCTCTAAAAGGAACATCGATTGATGCGATATTCTGTGCAGGGAGTGCAGCTGCTTTGCATAAAAATTGGAATGAATCTGCATCCCATCCAGTAACCCCGTCAGGTAGAGTGGTTAATTCTACCTCAAACAGATTGGGTCTTGCACCACCACCTATCAGTTTTGATTTGAAATCAGATATATTTTTGTTTGGTCTAGTTGTAGCCATTGATTAAATCCTCCTGTTTATATTTAGAGCTAATAGTTAAACTCTACCTGCTACTTCCTCGAAGCTTACACCAGTACGTGTAGCAACAAAGGTTAGGGTAATGTAGTTAATGGACTTCGCAGGCTTCAGGAAGATGTCTGCTCGGAATTCATTGTTATCAACAACATCAGGAGTGTTATTTGTGGTATCACAAACAACGAGGAATCCATAAAGTCCTCTTTTTGCCTGAATGTCACGAAGATAAGGTTCCACAATATTGCGGAAGTTTGCTCTTGTTAACTCATCGTTGAGTTCAAAGAGTTGAGCCTGTGCTGCTCTTTCAAGTGCTTGCTCAATTGTAAGGAATAAACGACGAACGTTAATTCTATCAAATGCTGATGCATATCCAAGAGCAGTTTTATCACCGAATAGAAGTGTTCCGATACCAGGTGTGGTTACGAAAGAGTTGATTCTATTTGGATATAGTTTATCTCTCTGTGCTTTAGATGGGTTATATGCAAGTTTAACTGCATTATTAATAACACCTCTTGCTTGTCCTGCAGGAGAGAACCAAGGATAAGCAACTATGTTTGTGCGAGTCATTAGACCAGCAACGTCTCCATTACAAGGAATGTAACGGAATGCATTATTAAATCTATCATACATGTACTTGTATCCACTATCAAATACACCATAAGATGATGAGGAAAGTGGACTGAAGAAGTTAATCACATTAGTGGTTTGAGTATCAGTATTAGTGATGTTTACCACGTTTGCTTTATGTGGACTGATTGTTGCCATACAGTCTGCTCTTTCTCCAGCAAGTGAAAGGAGTTGATTTGCCTTTGCTTGTGAATCAGATTCTGTCTCACAACCTGGACCCATGATTAGGTAGTCAACTTCAATTTCATCCTTATTGCTAAACAATCTATAGGATGTCATTAGGTCGGCTAATGTAGCCTTCATACCACCCTTAGTTTCTCCAGCAGGAATTGAACCATAGTCTTGTCCACCAGATAATTCATATGCTATATTACCCAATACTGAGTAAGTAACACCCTGTGCATCTAAACCCCATAAACCATCTCCAGTTGTAATCGCAGTACATGCAGTAGAGAATCCAGAAGAAGTTGGTGTAGTTCCCCAGTTAGTATCTTTTGCATTAGATGGGTTAATACCTGCGTAGATATTTTCAGAATAAAGTGCGATATAGTCTTTGTAGTATACCTTTTGTGGAGGATTAACTGCAGAAACTGTATCTTTTGCCTTAGAAAGGTTTAGATGTTTCTCAATAATATTTCCTTTGATTCCAGTTACTCTACCTTCATCATCAACAACAACAACGTGTATACCATCATTCTTACCCTTCCTCTCAGCAACAAAGTTACTAGTGGTTGGTCTAGGTGCTATAGTCTTCCAATAAGTTGTTGAGTTCTTAAGATTTAAGGTTTGCTCATCATACCAGTCTTTAACAGATGCTGGAGTATATGCTGCAGTAGCAGAGTGTCCTGTAGTAACTCCTGAATTATTCAAGAATTGAACAGCAGATGATGTTGTATATGCCGTTATGCTATTTCCTTCCGCATAATCAATTGGGAAGTAAGATGTAATACCACCAATTGCTGATATTCTATCAGTAATCTTAACATCAATTGTTGAATTAGAGTTGGTTGAGTCTGTACTTACACCAGTAATAATTCCTTTGAGGAATCCAGTAAACGTACCTGTGGTTCCAATTCCTGGAATGACTGCACCATCTATATTTGCAGTAACAGCATATCCAACAGTAGCACCAGCAAGTGCTAAGTTATTAGTGCTAATACCAATTCTTTGATCTGCAAAGTCATCTATAGTACAAACTTTAAGTGTGTTAGACCAAGTTCCTGGATTCTTTGCTGCATAGTTAAATGTTGCATCACTTTGATGATTGTTAAGATAATCATCGTAGTTATAAATTTGAAGAACAGCAGTAGAAGCAACACCAACACCTGCGTTTGCGTTGTTAAGATTACTACCTGCAGTTCTAACTACCTTAAGAACACCACCATATGAAAGGAAGGATGATGCACTCATCCAATACTCATATTGGGCATCTGTTCCAATTGGCTTACCAAAAGTATTAACTAAATCTTCTTCTGTTGTAATATCAATAGGTTCATCAACAGGTCCAATTTCAAACGGTCCAGCAATTGCACCGATATTATCTAATACATTCTCTGCTCTTCCTATGGTTAAATCAACCTCCCTTACCAGTACTCCAGGAGATAATTGAGGAGTGGCCATGTTTTTCTCCGATGTCTCAGTTTTATCTGAAAATATTTATTGTTTATGACTTTTTCATCGGGGAAACATGGAGTGAACACTACCAGTCTGGATATGCCCAATCACTAAATGCTTTCTTTTTTCTTCTATCTACAATTCTTCTTATAGTACAAATCTTGCATTCATATGAGTAAGATGATGGAACTGCTCCTCTACTTTTCCTAGTTCTGTAAAAACCATCGATGAGATTTTTCATCTCCCCACAAGTTCTACATTTTCTATCTACAAGCAACAAATGTCCTAATTTAAGTTGCTTGTCAAATTCCATTACCGATATTCCCAGTTGTAAGATTTGTCACCATACTCATCTACATTCCAATTTGTAGATGTATCCATAGACCCATTATCTATAAACCATCGATCACCCTCTTTATCAACAAATTGATCTTCATCAGTTCCATCTACAATAAATCCAAATGGAGCCATATCTTGCTCTAACTGGTTTTTTTGTTCTTCATACAATCTCTTACGAACATCTTGATCAGTAAGTTCTTTAAAGTAATCACTTTGAACCAACCAAGCAAATATAACCAAGCACATAGCAAGGTCATCATTACAACCTTCTTCTGCCTCAAATGAATTACTCTTCTGAATAAAGGTTGTTAGTTCAGATATAATTTCATAGTCTTTGAATATTAATTTATCTGCTTCAATAAGAGTCTTTAAGTTAAGAGAACCAATTTTCTTAACTGTCTTGGACATCTTAACTCCAAGTTGTGTCTTCTTACCAGAGAACCCTTGACCTACAACTTGACCTGCTCTACCCCTCATAGAACACATAAGAAGATTATCATATTCAAGATCAAAGTTTAAAATAGATGCTACTTGATCTCCAATATCATTCACCTCACACATAATAAATGCATCATTATAATTCTTTGCTACTTCCCAAATAACATTAGGAAATATCATAGGTTTAATTTCATTATTCCTATACTTACCTACAACCTTATGAGGAAACTCTGTAATATCCACAACGACAAAAGCAGAGTAGTCTTCACTAACTCCTCTTGCTACGTCAACAGTCATTACATAATCATGACCTTCTATAGGTTGCTCATAACAATCATAACCTGCTTTTCTTATGATAGGTGCTTCATAAACAAATGCTCTAAGTTTAGATGGTGCAATAAGAGTATCAACAGATCCTAAGAACTCACACTCAAACTCAATCTTAAACTGTTGTTCAGATGTGTTTGCAATAGTTTGCCGTCTCCACTCAGCATCCCTGCCAGGTACTTGAGACCAGTGTACATCAGTTGGTACATAATCATTCTTACCCTTTTCAGCATCATGCCAATACCTATAAAAATGATTCATACCATGTGGGGTAGAAACCATGATTACTTTGGTTGTTTTACCAGAAGTAATAGTAGGATAAACCGAACTAAAAAATGCCTCTGCAATATGGTTTGGAACGAATGCAAACTCATCAAGGAATAGTATGTTAAAAGACATACCACGAACCGCACTAGCAGATGTAGATGCTGCTAATATCTTAGATCCATTTTCCAGTTCCATAGAACCTTTGTTCCAAGATATAATACCTTGTTGCATCCACTTAGGTAAATTCTCATAAGCAGTCTGTAATCGACCTAACAAATCTCTGGCAGTTGCTGCTTTGTTTGCAAGAATACCAACATTAACACTATCATTAAAGACAATATAATGTAAGAGATAAGCTACAGATGTAGTAGACTTACCTGTCTGACGAGGCATCTTACATATATTAAATCTATTCTCATGGAAGTTTCTAATTAAAGTCTCTTGAAAATCATATGGTTTAAATTGAACAAGTCCCTCATCAAGAGAAACAATCTTCATATAATTATTTGCAAAATATACAGGATCTCCTGCACATTTCATAAACTCAAGAATCTGTTCTTGAGTAAACTCCTGCTGAACATTTGCTTTTTTTAGATTGGGATTACCTAAATAAACGTCTTCCATAATTACATCATTTCATACTTACCAAATTTTTTGTCGTGTTCGATAGTTTTTCTTTGTAGTTCTAATATTTTTTCTAAATTTTCTACTTTCTTTTCTAGTTCTTTAGTTTTTTTCTCCTCCGATGAGGAGTGGTTCTCCAGGGTCATAGTCCGAGACTTTGTAGTTCCAGAGTTTAGCATTAGGATACACTTTTCTCACTTGATCCTGTACTTCTCTGCGTGAAGGGGTTTTAACATGAGGGAAAAACATTTTAAGATTGTAGTCATTTCCTCTCCATGCCAAATTAACAGATATTATATTTCCTGTCTTAGGTGCAAGACGGATGGCTTCACTAACTCCACCACCGTTTCCACCGTTGCCATTACCATTTCCATTAGAGCCGTTTCCATTACCATTACCATTTCCGTTGGAATGTCCATTTCCGTTGCCATTACCATTTTTCTTTTTGTAATCATCACGGACTAAAAAACCACCACGAGCGGTGTGATATCCACTGGGAATAGATTTACATTTCTTATCCTGATTACAATAGTATTCACCTGGAGGACACTTTTTCATTAAAAAATAGACTCTGTATGTTTATTTATAGTCCTATAACTGTTAATGGATCAGTCATAACTGTTGCAACACCAGCATTAGAGTCAAATTTAACCCTATTACTTTCATAATTTAAAGTGGTCATATTACCCAAACTAGTTCCATCACTAGAAATGCCAACTGCTCCTGTACTATTAACGTTACTAATAAGTCTAGGCATTTGCTGTCTCCAATACTGAAAGAAGAATCTTTAAAGTAGTATTAGCACCTGCTTCTGCTACAATAGAATCACTTGTTTCTAATACCAATTTACCATCTAAAGGAATATACGCATCTGCAACAGGAACACTAGCTCCTTTAATTATTTCGTTAGTTGTACTACTTCTTACATGAGACATCGTAAGTGTAGTTGCTGCTGCAGCATAATTTGTTATATGTGCGTATAAAATAATTCCAGTATATCCTGTGGGTGCAGTATATATTGTTGCGCTACTTGTTGTAAGTGTAGCAGTATATGTTTTAAATCTGTTGAGTGCGAGTGCCATATTAACTTAATGCTAGGATAAACGGAGTCATTTCTGAGAACAAACTCTTACTAAAGGATCTTCCACTAATTGTACCAGTTTCTTGGTCAATTTGTAAATCATCACCTATTCTAAAATTACCTGCTTGGTCTGTACTTGTATAAAGAACCTTACCACCATCTTCGGTAATAACTTCATTCTTTTGATCAAGAACACCACCTCTTTTTGGAGTAGCTTCAGTAATAAGATTACCTGCACCAACATACTCAAATGTATGAGAACTAGCAATAATTTTACTTTGTTGTTGGAAATATGCAGTAGAACCAACTCCAACTGTATTAAGTAAATTTGTAGCAAGTGTTAGTGTAGTTATTCCTGATGACACGGCTGTCGAACTATTTATTACATAATAAAGAGGATCCATACTAGCAGTTGCGGTTGCAGTATTGATACCAACATTAGGTGCTGCTATTGTCACATCAGGAGTTCCAGTATACTGACTTCCACTACTAATAATAGTAACTGATTTAATTGCCTCATCCTCTACTGTAGCAAATGCTGTTGCAGTCTCTCCATTAGGACCAGAAGGTGCTTCAACAGTTACTGCAGGAGTAGAAGTATATCCAGTTCCACCAGCACTTACTGCAATAGTTTTAACTTCTTTATACAGTTGATCAAAGTAAACCATCTGTCCATCATAAGGTCTATCAACATCAATCTTTGCTGTTCCAGCAGATGATCCTGAACCAACATAAGTATGTGTTAATGTTGAAATACCAACGTTAACCACAAATGAAGTAGTTGATGGGATTGAGTCTACAGTAAAAATATAAGGTCTCTTATGTGGATATATTTTAGATCCAAACTCACATGTTAATCCAATTCCAGCAAGAGTAACTCCCATTCCAACTAAGAAATTATGTGCAGCAGTTGTAGTTACTGTAGCAACACCAATTTTATTATCATAAACAAAATTATTAATTGTTTTTTCAGGAGCAAAAGTATCAACGTTTACTATAACTTCATCTTGTGAAACGGCAGCTGCAGTTGTGACAAAACCAGTATATTGAAGATCACTAACACCTTTAGCAACTAAACCTTTAGTACCAAAACTACAGTTGCTATTTGCTATATCTGCTTGACCACCTTTATCAACTCTAACTGCTTGATCAGTACAAATAGTGAATAAAGAAACTAATTGAGCAAATCCTCCATTAGTAACAGCAACACCAATACCACCTTGGTTATATTGTGTAAAGGCATCAACGTTCATAGATCTTAAAAGTCTTGCCTGATCACCATCAACATAAACTCCAGTACCAGTAGTAGTATCACTAGTACAGTTTTGGATATATGGACCTTTCCATTTTCCACCACCTACATTTTCTGCAATTTCATCTGTAGGGAATGCAACAGCAGCAGCAGGAGCAACATGACCTGTGAAAGTCATATTTGCCAACTTAACAGCTTTTCTTACATGGAAAAGATCACTAGTTGTTGTGCTTGGTGTAACCTGTACTGTTCTTTGATCATCTCCCACAATAGAAACAAAAGCAGGAACTGATATAGGATTAGACTCAGTATATTTTCCAGAAAGAACTTTAACTGTAGTTCCTGATTGAGCAGCTCCAACTGCTGCAGAAATTGTTAGAAAAGCATTATCAATTGATGTTCCATTATTTGTATCTACTCCATCTTTCGCAACATATAAGACATTAGGGCAAGAGTTAATACCAGATGCAGATGCATCAAGTGTTACATTTTCACCAATTACAATAGTAGAATTAGAAACAGTAACAAGACCAACATTAATTTGATTATTGTCACCATCTAAAGTAATAGATGATCTACCTACTGTGAGGATACCCGTAATCCTTGCATCACCATCAACTAATAATGCTGTAGTACCTACACCAATATGTACGGTTCCTACTCCAGTACTAGCACCAAGAGTTGTTATTCCTAATGTTTTAGTATTTCCATCAACATGTAGATCAGATCTAGCAGTAATAATACCAATAGATTCTATTTCTACTACTTCTCTACTGAAGATAGATCCAGCAACAGAGATATGTCCATCAAAATATGCAACAGTATCTGTTGTAGTTCCACTACCAACATACAAGTTATATTCTGATCGTGCAGTAGTTGCAATACCTACATTTCTAGTAGTATGAACACCAATAGCATTAGACGCCCAAGTTCCACCAACTCCAGATC